GGCACTCAAATTATTGCGAATTCAACATATTTTACCCCTAAAAAGGGATATATAAGACTGGTAGTACCATGTACGACTATTGCAAATAATGATGGCGGAAATATTCCGATTGTTATCGGCAACGGGGCAATATCTTTAGCTATTCCTGCTGTAACAGGGCTGAAATTCCCTATAAATGCAAGCTATTTAATTTAAGAAAGGAAAGGTGATATAAATGGAAAAAATAATATTAGCAAATGAGCAAACACTAGAAATAAAAAGTATTGGTGTTGGAGCACTGAGAATAGAGATAGAAAATAAAGAAGTTGCAGAAATAGAAAGTTTATTTACCACAGAAAATTTAACTAAATTACAAGTAGTAAATGCAAGTGGAGAAACTTATGGAATTTTTACCAATTTGGAATGCGTGAGTATAACAAAATACATTGAAGATGGTAGTATTGTTATTAATTTAAAAGCAAGTGTTTCTACGTCATAGGAAAATAGTGTGTAGAAGTATGTATTAATACACACTAATGTATAATCAAATGACAAAATGGATAATGTTGTTATATAATCATTCCAAGGGGATGATTTTTTTATGGCAACAGTAAGGCAAAATATGAGTATAGACGAAGAAGTTCTTGAAGATTTCTGCAAGTATGCAGGGAAAAAAGGAATCAAAATTTCTACCTGGGTAACTGTAAAAATGAAAGAATTTATTGAAGAAGAGAAGCTCTTAGAAGATTATAGGAAGAATAAAAAATAATAAGGTATAAAGAAGGCACTTCACAGTGTCTATTTTTATACCCAACTTTAGGAGGAATATTAATGGAAAGTAAAAAGAACACAGTAAATCAAGAACAAATTAATAAGCTATATGAGGAATCAGATAAGCAAGTATCAGTCTATTGGGATAAATGCACAGTAGTAGCGATTCAATTGCCTAATGGATTTACCATAGTTGAACATAGTGCATGTGTAGATCCTAAGAACTATGATGAAGAAATTGGTTTAAAACTTTGCGAAGAAAAGATAAAAAATAAGTTGTGGGAGCTTGAAGGATACAATCTTCAATGTAAACTTGGGAAATTAGATAAACATAAAGAATTTATAATGGATAGATTTACAAAGAAAAATTAATGCGCAATACTATTTGTTAATGCTAAAAAGTGCTTATAAACATAGATAAATAGCCACTTTTGAGTAAAATAAGCAAAGGGAATAATGGACGTACTAAATAAATAAAATTTAGGAGTGATATTTATGAAAAAGAATAAAAAGAAAACTGCTCAAGAACCAAAGGCTCAAGAGCAATTTTTAGTTTTAAGTATTCATGGGGCAACTATTCCTAGTGAAGTTGCTCAGAGAGTTTTGACAAGTCTACCGGATAATATCCTACTATTTGATCACAGAAAACAATTATTTCGCTCATATTAATTATTATATTATTTGAGTATTTTATAACTGCATCTTCAAGAACAATAGAAGAACCATCACCAATAAGTGAAATTTCAGTATTTTTTTCATTTTTTAATGCTTTATCACGTATATTTAGAATTAAATTAGAAACATTATGGTTATCATTAGGATCTGTATCACTAAATTTTCCATATATGATACCAAAATTAGTTAATAACATAATACCATTGTGATATGAATCGCCAGCATCTGCTTGATCTTTTAAAAAAGCTTCTACAGAAGATAGATGAGTAAATTTTGAAGAAACATTAGGCATTTAAGCACCCCCTTTCATATGTATTTTAACATAATGTGGGGATAAATCAAAAAATAGGAGGGAATATGTATAATAATACTTCATAAAACAATACGCAATAATATTTGTAATTATGCGTAAAGCCTTATAAACACAGGGTTACACATAAGTTTTATAAAGGGAAAATATGGCGCAGAAACTAAATAAAAAATATGAGCATAAATAAGGGCTTTCAGGAGTCTTTTTTTTATGTTCATTTTTATAAAAAAATAGAAAGAAGGCAGGCGAAATGGAAAATATATTAAAATATTTTAAGACAATAATTGCAATAGCAGGTACATTATTTACATGGTTATTTGGTATCTGGGATACTGCCCTAATAGTATTAATAACATTTATGGTATTTGACTATGCAACAGGAGTATTAAGAGGATATGTAAATAAAGAATTATCAAGTGATATTGGTCTTAAGGGCATAGCTAGAAAAGCAGTTATATTTGTAGTTCTTATAGTTGCAGTTTCATTAGATAGACTATTAAATACTGGTACCTGGTTATTTAGGACATTAATTTGCTATTTCTATATAGCAAATGAAGGATTAAGTTTATTGGAAAACGCAATAAGTTTAGGAGTTCCAGTTCCAAATAAGTTAAAAGATGCTCTAGCACAATTAAAAGATGGAGAAAAGAAAGAAATTAAGGAGTAGTCATTGCTGCTCTTTTCTTATATAAAAATTAAAAAAAGGTGGAATGTAAAATGATAAAAACAATATTAACATTAATCGCAAAGGTATTAGAAAGCAAATTAGCTAAAAGTGGAGTAGAATCAGAAATATTAAAAAATCAAAATTATTTCACAGAAGCAAAGAAAATTTGGAGAGTAGTAGATGAAAATAAAAGGATTAGTACAACGGTAGAAGAAAAAATTAAATCTAAGGCAGAAGAATTTGGTAAATATTTATTAGCTAAATTTCCAGAATTAGATCAAACTGATATTAATAATTTAAGACAATCAATAGCTGGAGAAGTTAATGCAGATAAAGCAGCAGTAATAGATAATTCAGACTTATTAAAGAAATTACAAGAGTCTAACGCTCAATTACAAGCAGACAATACGATCCTTAAAGATCAACTAGTAAAAGTTCAATCGGTTATTACAGTTAATTCGGTTGCAACACCAATAATAGTAGCTTAGTTTTAAGAGCAGCCTTATGGTTGCTCTATTTTATTTTAATTTATTAGAAAGAAGGATGTTAAATGATAATAGGATTAAGAGCAGGACACAGCGATAATTGTGAGGGTGCTATAGGAATAGTTAATGAACATGACCAAATGAAATTATATTATGCAACAGTTAAAGCACTATTAGAAAGCTATGGACATACTGTAATAGATTGTAATAGTAATGCTACTACAGAAAATGGAGAGCTTAGTGAAGGTGCAACAAAAGCAAATATTAATAATGTAGACTTTTTTGCAAGCTTGCATATGAATTGCTATGATACAACTGCACATGGAACAGAAGTATTAGTGTCTAGTGAATCAAGTGGGGCTTATCCAATAGCACAAAGACTTGTAAGTAATTTTGCAGAATTAGGATTTACAAATCGTGGTATCAAGTTTGTTAAGGATTATGAAATGAATCATATTAATTGTGGTAATTTGATTTCAGAAATATGTTTTTGTGACTCAAATACAGATATAGCTATATTTAATCAATATTCATGGGATAAATTAGCTCATGTGCTTTGTAATGCAATAGATTCAAATATTCCTAAAGATGTTATTAATTCACCTATACAAACAGGCAAAGGATATATAGTAACATCTTATTTGCCACACTCGTCAGATACTTATGATGGCATAGACATAAATTATATACTTGGATATTTCACAGGTGTTAAATGCTATGTGAGGGGCAATGCTAAAGGTGTGTGGATTGAAACAGAATACTTGCCTATAGATAAATGCAACTTACTTAAATCTACTTTAGGTAGTTGGTTTTATAGTATAGAAAAATAAACTAATAATTTAATATCAAGAGTGTTAAGGGTATAAGATTAATTTCTTATACCCTTTATTTTTTTACCCTTTGTTAATAAATTCTATTTTTAATTCATATGCAAGAGCTTCAGCAATTTCTTGCATTTCCTTTAGACTTGGATTATTTCTTTTTAATTTTGCACTTAAATTTTGTTGACTAGTATCTAATTTATCAGCTAGTTGGCCCATATTCATATCTTTATCTATTAAAATCTTTTTTATCATTTTTGAAAAGTCCATTTTATCAACTCCTTAATTGTATTATAAATTATTAAATTTTAAAATACAACTTTAAAATTGTAAAAATATATTGACAATACAAATTATAAGTTGTAATATTCAACTATAGAGTTGTTAAAAATAATTAAGGAGTTGATATTATGAAAAAAAATACTATTGTAAATAAAGAATTTGTAGTTATATGGATTCCAAATAGTTTTTATATATTTTTAGAGCAAAAAAATGATTACCTTAGACAAGTAGAATATGGAGTATATAAAAATAAACCTATAAAAACAAAGGAATTTGATAAGTTTAAAAAAGCTAATGAGTTCGTGGATGAACTTTGGAAAATTTAATAAATAATATTAAAGGCATAGAGTAAAATTCTATAGCCCTTGTTTTCTACCTATAGGTAGAATAATTGACAAAGTTTACAAATAGTATACAATTGTATTAATAATATTTAGGAGGTATTATCATGGGATTGAGTTTTAGAAAATCAATTAAAATTGGTAAGCTTTTTAATGTAAATGTTGGTAAAACTGGTGTGGGATTATCTGCAGGTGTAAAAGGTGCTAGAGTATCAGTAAATAAAAATGGTGTTGGTAGTTCTGTAGGAGCTAATGGAGTTAGGTATAGTAAAAGAAAATCATTTAAGAGCATGGGTAAAAATAATACTCCAGCAGCAACAATGGAAAATAGAAATATAGTCCAAGATCCTATAGGTAATAATAGTTATACTAGACATATAACATTATTGTTTTTAGGATTTCCATGTTTATTCATTGGATTTATATTTCCACCATTACTATTTATTGCGATCATACTTTTAATATCAAGTTTAGTTTGTATGGCTAAGAATTGGAAAAGAATAAATGAAGAATATAAAGTCAGAAAGAATAGATAAAGGCTAGAATTAAATTTCTAGCTTTTTTTTGTTTGACGTCAAAAATTCATCAAATATTCATTTCATTTTAGTTCAATATAATTCAAATTATTATTTTTAAAGTTGTATTAAAACCATACAGGCTAGATATAGCAACGTCTAAAGGCGGTAACAAAACAGAGGTAAATTCTTGGTGCTTTTCTGTTACTTTTGGACAATTATCGTTACCTATAGGCTATCAGACGGTTTTAGGTGATTAGCATTGTTTTAGTATAACATTTATTTGACAAAACATACAAATAATATACAATTAGTTTATAAAGATTTGAGGGGGAATATTAATGACTGCTATATTTATATTGTTATTTTTGGCATGTATAATTGGTTTGATTCTAGGGCTCATAAAACCTACTATGGTTTTAAAATGGGGAGATTTAGAAAAAAGAAATAGGAAGAGTGTATTGAAATATTATGGAATAGGGTTAATAGTTACATTTATTTTAATCGCAGCCTTTGCGCCTAAAACTACAAATACAGGAGATAAATCTACAACAGCAAAAGTAGAGACTACAGTAAAAGAAGAGCCAAAAGAGAAGACAGAAGAAGAAAAGGCAGCAGAAGTTGCTAAACAAAAAGCAGATGAAGAAGCAAAAGCAGATGCAGATGCTAAAATAGCAGCCGAAAAAGCTGCAAAGGATGAAAAAGATAATATACCTAAGGAATATCAATCAGCATTAAAAAAAGCAGATACTTATGCTAACAAAATGAATTTGTCTAAAAAAGGTCTATATGAGCAATTAACATCAGATGCTGGAGAAAAATTTCCTAAAGAAGCTGCACAGTATGCTGTAGATAATGTAAAATCAGATTGGAAAAAGAATGCATTAGCTAAAGCTAAAACATATCAAGATAAAATGAATATGTCTAAGAGTGCTATACACGACCAATTGGTATCAGATGCTGGAGAAAAATTCACCGAAGAAGAAGCACAATACGCTATAAATAATTTAGAAAATTAGAAACAATAAAAGCAGGGGGAACGTTATTAACTAATCCTCACTCTATTCTTTTATAGAGTGAGGATTATATTGATAAAAGATGATGATTAAGGCTAGGATTAAATTTCCTAGCCTTATTTATTAACACATTTTTAACACATAAGTTTTATTATAGTTAAGAATACTCAAGTTACTACAAGAAATGAGAATAGCTAAAACAGTATTATTAAGAACACTCAAGTAAAAAGTATTTACTATAAAAAAGAATCCAGAAGTCGTGAGTTCGAATCTCACCAAGTGCACCAAAAGTGTTGACATGACTAGTTTTGTAAAATGTTTTTATTTGCTTTCAGAGGTGATTAACACATTTTTAACACACTAAGAATATCAATGCTTTTTTCTTTCTCTTTTTTTAACACATGAGTATAAGTATTTGATGTTATTTCTGTACTACTATGCCCTAATAAAACGGATACAGTTTTTAAAGGTAGACCAGCTTCAAATTGCATAGTTGCATAGGTATGTCTTAATGCATGGAATTTTATATATTTTACATTAACTTTTTTTAAATACCTTTTCCATGATCTACTTAAATTACTACTATTAATTAAATTTCCATTTTCAGTTAAAAAAATAAACCCATCATGTTCTTTGTTATAACTAGCACCAATCTTTAATTTATTTTCATTTTGTTTTATTTTATTCTTTTCAAACAATGTTTCTAAATCACTGGGTAAAGGTATACTTCGTATTGATCCTTTAGTTTTTGGTATTTGTATTATTGTTTCGTTGATTCGGCTATCTTCTTCTATAATGGCAACGGTGGAAACAGTTCTATTAATATTAATTTCCATAGTGTCATAATCTAAATCGCTGCATTTAAGACCTAAACACTCACCCCTACGCATACCAGTTGCTATGCATACAGTTGCTATATCTTTCATTACAGAAGCTTTAGGATAACTCAAAATAGCTTTTAATTCATCATCTGTAAATACTTCAACTTCTTCTTTTTTAGCCTCAACTTCACCTGGAATAACTATTTGACCAATGCAAGGATTTTTTAATAAATAACCTTCGTTTACTGCATAAGCAAAGAAATGTTTTAATAATTTATTTAAGTTAAATATTTGACTTGATGTTTTTCCATCTTTGCTTAATTTATTATAATATTTTTGTATTTGCATAGACTTAATATCTTTTAAAAGTAGTGGAGCAATAATAGAAGTCTTAATATAATTTCTATAGATACCCTCATATCGTTCAAATGTGGTTGGCTTAACTTTATTAGATATATTTACTACCTCGAATAACCAAGTATTCATTGTAGACCCAAGAAAGACATTCTTGTCTATAATTAAACCTAATTTTAAACTGTCTTTGTATTCTTCAACTTTCTTTTTAGCATCTTTTTCATTTTTCCCATAGAAATATTTTCTTATTAGTTTTCCATTTGCATCACGTCCAAAGCTTGCAGATATTCTAAAATAGTCTTTACCATTCATTGTATAGTTCGTTTTATTTGCCATGTTTATCAATCCTTTCTATATATCAAAAGCATGTAACAGCCTTTAATTCGTCAAAAAATTCCGGTTTAGATATTATTTTATTAATAAATTGGTCTGTTTCATATTCAGCGAAAGCAACGTTATAATTTGAATTATTCAAATGGCAACATATATGTTTTGCTTCATGCCATATTTCCCTCATTTGTTGTTCATAACTTAGCGTTGGGTTCATCACTATTACAAATTTATCGCAGTTAGTCATTACAATAGCATTAGACCCAACTGATTCCGAATAAACTAGTCTTAGTTCTCCACAATCTTCTAGTTCTTTAATCTTTAATATAATTTTCTTTAGTTCTTCCAATTACCCCACCCCATTATATTTAGTTGTTATTCTCTTCTTCAAATATCTCCATCATTTTAAGCACTTTTTTTCTATCTTCTTTAGATAATTTTTGAGCCTTGGAAAACAATATCTTCATATCATCTTCTAACATATCAAGTTTATCTTCAATAGGTTTATCATCAAATAAATCAGATATATTCACATCTAAAGCATTTGAAATTTTTTCCAACATTTCTGTACTAGGATTTTCTTTTATACCACTTTCAATATTACTTAAATACCCTTTGCTGATGTTAGCCTTAGCAGCTAATTTTGATAACGAAATTCCTTTAATGTTTCTAATTTCAGTAATTTTTGAACCAATCATTATTTGCACATCCTTACATTTTGTTCGCCTACAAAGACCATAATACTACTATAAACGTTTCCTGTCAACGAAAACGTGAGTAAAAACAAGTGTTCGCTAGGAAGAAAGAGTTATTTTATTCAAATCGCTTCTAGAGAACGAATTTAGATATTGTTTTCTAGCAGAGAACGGAATATACTAAAAATATCAAAAGGAGGTACACAAAATGAATAAGATTAAGGCACTAAGAGAGAGTAAGAGCTTGACTCTAAGGGAACTTGCTAAAAAGGCAAATATTGCTCCTTCATATCTTTCAGAATTAGAGAACGATTCAGAGAACAAAAAGAATCCAAGTAAAGAAATGATGGAAAAAATATCAGCAGCATTGGATTCAACAGTTCCAAAAGTATTTTATTAAGGAGGTATATATTATGTGTGATATATCAAAGAAAGGTTTTGTTTCAAATGAACAATATGAAAATGTAAAAAGAGAAAATGAAAGATTAAAACAATTTATTGCAGAACTAAAATCTGTAATAGAAAAGGGTATTTAATATGGAGGAGCTATTAAAAGAAATATTAGCAACTTTGAAAGCTAATAAAGTTGAAAAAATAACTTTTTCAGTTCAAGAAGCAGCATTATATTCTGGAATGGGACATGAAAAGATAAGAGAACTTATTAATAAACACAATACAGATTTTCCATTTTTCAAAGTAGGAGCAAGAGTATCTATAGATAAAAGAGCCTTTGATAGATGGATTGAAAAAATAACAGAAGAACATAGAGAATTATAGCCTAATAAAAATATTGTACAAACACATCTTAAAACTTAAAGCAATTACATTCAGTAATTTTCAGCTTTAAAGTATTAGTAAATAAAAATTAAATCTAGGAGGATAAGTAAATGAGTAAATTAATGCCATTAGAATTTAAAAGTCAAAGAATTATTATAACTAAGATTTTAGCAGAACAATATGGAACGGATGAAAATAATATAATCAAAAATTTCAATAACAACAAAAGTAGATTTATAGAGGGGAAGCATTATTTTAAATTGCAAGGTGAGGAATTAAAAAAATTTAAGTTGGTAGTGAATAATGTTCATGACCAAATTATTTCAAATAAAACAACAATATTAACACTTTGGACAGACAGAGGAGCAGCAAGACACGCAAAAATTCTTGATACAGATGAAGCTTGGGAAGTATATGAAACTTTAGAAGAAACTTATTTTAATATAAAAGCTAAAATTCCAAACCTTTCAAAGGAACTTCAAGCAATAATAATGATAGATGAAAAAACTGTTCAAATGGATAATAGAATTTTAAATTTAGAAAATACAATGACTATAGATTATAGCCAGCAGGAAGAATTAAGAACACTTGCAACTAGAAAAGTAGTGGCAATCTTAGGGGGGAAAAATACTCCAGCATATAAGGAGCTTAATAAAAAGGCATTTAGTTCTATATGGAAAGATTATAAGAGAATTGTTGATGTTAATTCTTATAAAAATACAGCAGTTAAAGATTTAATGTTTGCTAGACAAGTAATTATAGATTGGAAACCCATTAGAGAATTGGAATTAATGATTAAGGGATGTAATAGCGCTAGATAGTCAACATAATAAGAATATTGTAAGGAGGAATAATAGATGGAAGGGTTCATGATTGATTTTGAAGCAAATGAATCTAAAGATGAAATTATGAGAAAACTTGATACGGCAATTTCAGAAGCTAGGACAGAAATGGAGAAGAGCATTGCTAGTAATCCTAAGCTTACGATTAATGAAACAGTTAGGTTGAGTCAAAAGTTAGATCCATTAATAGCACATAAACAAAGGATGTTGATTTATGGATGCTAAATGTAAAGTATGTAAATTGGATTGGAATATAAGTAGTAAAACAAATCTCGAACATGGATATGTTTGCCCTGAATGCGAGAAAAAATGTAATAAACGTAATGGAATAGTTACTAAAGTATTACTTAAAAATAAGAATAAATTCATGAAAGGTTGATAAATGGTTGGGTAATATAGCGGCAATAGCTGAAATTGCAGATAAACAAGCTAAAGAGATTACCAGTAGAGTTCAAAAGAAAAGAGAATTAAATGAAGATAGCAGACCTTTTGGAGACATTCTACAGGAAGAGATAGACAAGCTTAACAATGAAAAAACTACCAAGGAGCTCGGCAAAGCTACCTCAGTAGAGAACTAAAAAAATAATTCAAATTAATTGTATCATACTTTAATCAAAGGAGGAACAGTATGGCCAAAAGATATTATTGGCTGCGACTTAAAGATGATTTCTTTGAAAGAGATGAAATTAAAGTCTTAGAAGGTATGCCAAATGGTAAAGACTATATAATTTTTTACATGAAACTTCTATTAAAGTCTATATCTACAGATGGTATTTTAATATTCAATGGTTGTATACCATTTACACCAGTTATGCTCTCTAGCATTACAAATACTAATGTAGATACCGTTAAAGTAGCAGTAGATACCTTAACGCAACTAGGATTGATGGAGCAGTGGGACGATGGAAGATTATTTATGGTAATGACTCAAAATATGATTGGTAGTGAAGGTGAAAGTGCTGCAAGAGTAAGAGCACTAAGAGAAAAAAGTAAAGAAAAAATCAAATTGTTACAATGTAACAACGAAGTAACAAAAAGTAACACAGAGATAGAGAAAGATATAAATATAGATAAAGAACTAGATATAAATATAGATATATATATTACTGCATGGAACTCATTAGGATTGACTAAGTTAGTCTCACTAAAAAAAGGTTCTATTAGATATAAAGAACTTAATGCTAGAGTTGTTGATTATGGTTCAGATAAAGTTTTAGAAGCAATAGGGAGTATATCTAAGAGTAAGTTCCTTCAAGGTGATAATAACAAAGGATGGAGTATTACATTTGATTGGCTAGTAAAACCTAACAACTTTATAAAAGTGTTAGAAGGAAATTATACAGATAAGGATAAACCATCAAAGCAAAAAACATCCAATAAACCAGCTACAAAATTTGATAACTTTGAAGGTCGTGAATATGACTATGATTCTTTAGAAAAAAAGTTACTTGGATGGGATGATGATGAAATAAAAGAAGTGGAGGGGAAAAATGAAAGCGATTGTTAATAGTGAATCATTATTTTTACTAGCTAAATTAGTGAAAAATGGTTCATATGAAATAATAGTTAAATTATTGGCAGAGTCAGAAAAGGGATATCAAGTTGAAATAATTACACCTAATAGTAATAAAGAAGATGGAACTTTAGCAATACCTAAAGAAGCATTTGCATTATTACCAAGAAAGACAAGCTTAATTATAGAGAATGGTGTTATTAAGTCTAAGGATCAAGAAATAAACCTTGAAAATGAAGAAGGCAAACAGATACAAGAAATACGAATGAATAAAGGAAGATGCATAGATATAATTAATTTTTCAGAACTAATTGAAGTAACATATGCAACAACTAAAGATAATCCAAGAAAAGTACTCAAATGTATATGTATAGATAAATGCAATTTTGTAGCATTAGATGGTTACAGAATGAGTATTAGAAGCAATATAGAAGATATAACAGATAAGCCAATGATAATACCAGGTCATATTGTAGAAGTATTAAAGAATTTTACTAAAAGTGATATAGCTACAATTTATGAAGATGATAAATACATGAAAATATGTTTTGGATGGATATCGATAACTTCAAAAAAAGAAAAAGATGATAATGGTGAAGACTTAAAATTTATAAATTATCAGAGCATACTGCCCAAAGATCATACAACTGAAGTAATTGTTAATGCTTCAGAAATAGTAGAAATCTGTAAGCAAATAGTTAAGCTGAATCAAAGCTCAAATAATTTAACAAACATTAAATTCAATACAGAAGGTTCATATCTAGCTGTAAGAAGTCAAGGAATTAAATTCAAGAGATATTTTAGTGCAGAAGTTAAGGGGGACGAACTAAATATAGCAATTAACGCTAAGTATCTCTTAGAAACATTAAAAAACTATACAGGTAATGTGACTATGTATATGAGTACTCCAGTTGCTACAATTTTAATAACGGATGGTAAGAATAAAAAAGATTTAGTACTACCAATAAGACTAATGAGATAAAAAGTTTGCAGGACTATAAGGCGTTAGCAGGGATTTCAAATTGCTAATTAAGGTTACTGCAAACAAAGAGGGGTTTTTCCCCTCAACATAATAAAAATAAATTAAAGTGAGGTAATAATTATGAGTTTAGAAAATAACATTAAAGACATTATTTCAAAAAAATTAGAAGATGGAACAGTTGAAAAACTTATAGAAGAACAACTTGAAAAAGGAATGAATAAAGCTTTAGAAAGTTTATTCGGAAGTTATGGTGATGTTACCAAAGTTATCGAAGAAAAAGTTAAATCTGTAATGATTCCATATTTAGAAAATCATGATTATTCCAGGTATATAGTTAAGCTTGATAGTGTTTTGACTGAAGTCATAGAGAAAACAACTGCTGATAATAGAAAGTTATTAAGTAATTTTAAACAGTTAATGACTATTGATACTAGTATAAAAGTCATTAAAGTATCTGAATTGTTTGGAAAATGGTGCAAATATGTTGAAGAAAATGTGGAAACTGACGGACTAGAAGTTGACTATGATGATGGTCCAAGTTATGAAAGTGTTTCAGTTACTTATGAATTTGAAGAAACTGAAAAAAAGGATTGGTCAAAATATGAAAAAGGAAGAATCGTATTTGAATGTGAGCATGATAATGAAATGAATTTTTGTATTGATTTATACAGGTGGGATGATATCCACAAAACAAATCAATGGGATTTTGATGCAAAAACAGAATGCAGCTTAAGTTCTCTAAGACATATTGATGAATTCACGCTATATATTATGTCATTAAAGCAAGCTAATGTAAAAATAGAGATAGACGAAACAGACGATAGTGAGGGTATTACTCCAGAAAAAGAACCAGAAGCTAGTTTTAGTTAATTCAGAATGTGTAGAAAAAATTAAGGAGGATAAGAAGAAATGGAAGTATACTTTTTTAGCATAAATAAAAAATCAGCTAGTTTTGCTTTAATAAATGACACTGATGAATCTCATGGATGGAAAGATAGAAATGAATGGTCACATTATCCTATATTGCATAGGCTATTAAATTTCATGAAAGACAGAGGATTCAATATAAAACATGATGAACATGTTGACAAAATAACAAGAGAAGATTTTTGGTACGGTAAAAAAGGAGATTTAGAATTTTCAGCACATAGATATCCTAGAGGATTTAGTTTTGAATTTTACCAAAATATAAATTTTCAAAATAGTAATGGTGGAAAGTATGATTTTGATAAATTCGATAAAATGCCATACTTGATAAAACTTTCATGGATAAATGAAACGAAGAAAATGGGAAAATTCCTAGAAAGTCTAGACGTATCAAATAATACTGAAATGGAATATAAACTAGCTGAAGATAAAATAAAGAAAGACTTTGTTGATTGTTGGCATCATCCTCAAAAAGATATGAATTTCAATTTATATGATTTACATGGAACCACTTGTGAAGGAAGCTATAACAATACTGATAGGAATAAAAAAACTATTTATAATGGGGAAATAAAATATTTTAGACATTGGAATGGAAGGCTTATGCGAGGTAAGGTGTATCACAACATATAGAAAGGGTGAAGAAAGTGTTTACCGGAAAAGTGAATTTAGTAAAAAGAAATAAATTAATTCATGCAGGCGTTAGAATGAATGGATACATGGTGAGTGGCTGTAATACTACATGGGATATTAGAGATAAAGTAACAGAAGGAGATTCATCTGACATTACATGCAAAAGATGCAAGAAGTTATTAGAAAGAGCAGATGAAAACGGACATGTTATTTTAAATCAAAAGAAATAGGGTGAAGATATGGGATTAATAGTAGATAACTTTGCAGGTGGGGGCGGTGCCAGTACAGGAATAGAAATGGCACTAAATAGACCTATTGATATAGCAATTAACCATGATCCAGCTGCAATATTAATGCATAAAACTAATCATCCTCATACAAAGCACTATCAAGAGAGTGTTTGGGATGTAGACATTAGAAAAATAACAGATGGTAAAGAAGTGGATTTGGTTTGGTGTAGTCCAGACTGCAAACATTTTTCAAGAGCTAAAGGTGGAAAACCAGTAAATAAAAATATAAGAGGATTAGCTTGGGTTGCTATTAAGTGGGCAGGAACAGTAAAGCCTAAAGTTATTATGCTAGAGAATGTTGAAGAGTTTCAGACTTGGGGGCCAATAGATAGTCAAGGTAAATTAATACCAAAGTATAAGGGAAGAACATTCAAGAGTTTCTTAAATGCTTTTAAATATCTAGGGTACAAAGTCGAGTACAAAGAATTAGTAGCAGCTGATTATGGAGCGCCAACAACTAGAAAAAGATTTTTTTTAATTGCTAGGTGTGATGGAAAACCTATAGTATGGCCAGAACCTACACATGGAGAAAATAAAAAGCCATATATAGCAGCATCCACAATAATTAATTGGAATTTAGAAGTACCAAGTATATTTGATAGAAAAAAGCCATTGGCACAAAATACATTAATAAGGATTGCTAGAGGAATACAGAAATATGTAATTGAAGATAAACCGTATATCATCAATGATACAGCATATTTTTTAAGTCATTATTATACACATCAGGGCAACGAAACAAGATGCAGCAGTTTAAGAGATCCAATAGCAACTATACCTACTCAAAATAGATTTGGGTTAGTATCAGTAAAGTTTCAGGATATTAAGTTACCTATGAAAGATGGAGTTGCTGCATTCCTAACTAAATATTATGGATGTGATACAGGGCAAAGTATTAATGGGCCAATTCATACTATAACAACTAAGGATAGATTTGGATTAATTGTAGTTAGAGGTAAAGATTATAAGATAGTAGATATAGGTTTAAGAATGCTCGAAGCTAGAGAATTATTTGATGGAATGAGTTTTCCTAAAGAATATATTATAGATCATGATTATACAGGAAAGAAATATCCGACTACACAACAAAAGGCAAGGTGCGGCAATGCAGTAGTTCCACTGTTATCAAAAGCATTAGTACAAGCTAATGTTATAGAAGAAAATGAAAGAAAATTAGTCAGTTAGAAAGTGAGGTAGAGCAATGAGTTGTAAATGTGCAAAGTTTGATGAAGATGAATGTAGATATTATTGTGATGTATCAGGCAGCCAATGTATGTATATGTCACCCAATAGTGAAAGATGTGCAAAAGAATATGGTGAAGGTCCAGATGCAGATAGTAAAGAGGTGGAGTTAGAACTAGAAGATTTTCATGAGGTTGAAGAAGATAAGGAAGATGTGAATATGAATCAATATGATATGACAAAAGTTATTGAGAATTACTACAGAGCATCGAGCGCATTAATGGAAATTGGTACTACTAAAAATATACCAGAAGAGTTAAGGCAATTATCTATAAATGCATCAGCAGCAACAATGAAAATTATTAACTATATAAATTCACATAAGGAATAGTTCGCAATACTAAATGAAAGGAAAGATGTTCAAATGAAATGGAATGTTAAAGAATTAAAAGAATTAATAGAGGATTTAGATAATGATACAGAGATTGTTATTGAATCAATAGTATCAGGTGAAGAAAGATATTGTTCAGATACATCTGATGTTTATTTTTCAGAAGATAGTGAAACTGGTAATAAACTACTGGTTTTTGTACCGAAAGACATTGAAATAAATAATGCCGAAACAGGACGAAGGTATACAGAACTAAATGACATAAATGGTGATGATATATGTGAGGGCATGACTGTACATCAAGTATCAGTATTAACAGGTAGTGAAGAAATAGATTTTACTGGTGAAATTAAGTTTTATGATGGTACATGGTATATAGATAATGGTTCAGATGCCAAACCATTGTTTAGTGAAAGTTGTGAAAATACAATAATTGAATCTTAATACACAATACTACTAACGGGCGAAGGAGAAATGAAAATTATGAAACTATTGGTAAATAATTTTTTTATTGGATTGAAAGCGCATTTAAATACTTGGAAATGGTTTGTTAAAGAATCTGTAAATTTTCTTAGAAATTAATACTAAAATTTGGTGAAGGAGTGAAAGAAATGTATGAGTATAAAATAACTATTCCTTTTAAAATTGAAAGTTGTATGAATTGCCCATTTAGACATGAAAAAATACAACATGAAGCTATGCAAAGTGTGGATGTGCTAAGTGGTGTAATTGAAATTCTTAGAAGACAATCTTATTGCATGATAAAAAATGAATCTATTATTATAAGTGAATCAGTTGACGGATATAATAGCAGTTGCCCATTGAAAAATAAGGTTACTTATTTAACAGATGAAAAGTAAGATAATACTAAGAAATTAAATAGAGAATAGAGTTAAGAGCGTTACTGTTATAAAACACTATTCTCATATAATAATCAAATGACAATAAGGAGGATAAGACATGAGCAACTTAAACGAAGAAGCAAGTATAAGATTGTTAGGAAAATTAACACTACTGTTACCTGTATTAGAGCAAAATTTAAGTCTACAATTAGAAGCCAAAAGAGTTATTGATGAAACTCTATATAACTATGAGGTGCAAACTAAATGTACAGATTTAGTTGCAAGCGATATAGAAGAAAAAGCTCAAATATATCTAGCATGTAAAAGACTTGAAGGCTTAAGCTCTAAAACACTAGATAACTATAGATTATTTTTAATCAAGCTAGATCAATTTTTTACAAAACCATGTAGCACTGTTCAAACTATGGACTTAAGAATGTTTTTAGCTGTATTAGGAAATGGAAAACAGGCAACAACAGTAAATGGATATATAACAATGCTTAAAGGCTTTTTCGGATGGTTGCAAGCAGAAGAATATATTTTTAAAAATCCAGCATTCCAATTGAAGCAAACAAAAGTACCAAGGGTAATTTTGCAAGGCTACAAAGCAGAAAACGTAGAAAAATTAAGAGAAGCTTGTAAAACAGAAAGAGAAAAGTCATTATTTGAACTTTTAGATAGTACTGCTTGCCGTATATCAGAGTTAGATAATATTAAGCTAGATGATATTAATTGGCAAGAAAAAAGCATTATAGTAAATGGTAAAGGACAAAAAGAAAGAATAGTTTATTTTTCAACTAAAGCCAAGATGCATATGCAAAAATATATAAATACTAGACAAGGAGAATCGGAATATTTATTTATAGCAGAAAGAGGAACATACCATCACATTAAAGTAAGAGCGTTGCAATTAATTATAGTCAAAATAAAAGATAGAGCTGGGGTTGAGGAAAGAGTCCACTGCCACAAGTTCAGGAGGACTCAAGCAACTAGATTATTAAATCAAGGAATGAGAATTGAAGGGGTACAAGGTATCTTAGGCCACAGTACTCCATCTACAACTCAAATATATGCTCAATTATCACAAGAAAATTTAAGAAATGAATATAGAAAATTAGTTGTTTAAAGAGGTGAGGTAGTTGAAAAAGATAAATGTAATAGAAGGTCAATTTAATTTGTTTGACCTTCCAGTCCAAGTGCCTATAAAACCTAAAGAAGAAAAGATAATAGAAAAACTAGAGATAAAAGAAGATAAGTTTAAAGGGATAATTAATCTTTATAAAGAAAGTTGCATAAGAATTGTTAAACAGATGTGTGGGGCATTGATAGTAGAAGTTGGTGATAGAACACTATATTTTAATTCTTCTGGAATAAATGAACTAGAATTAAAAAAAGACCTGGAGTTACTTCCAGGTGATGAAATATTAATTGTGAATCAAGATAGAGAAATCAATGAACTTCAGTTAGAAAAATTAAAGGACATGCATGTGACGGAATATATAAAACGTAAAGGCGATGCAAATATAATAATACCAACATCTGAGAAAACAATAGTTATTGCTCCAAATGGATGGGTATTAGAATATGAACAAAAACCATATTTCAAAGAAAATGAAGTTGTTATTTTAGAAAATAGCATAAAAATATCAGATGAAGAATTAAAAATTGGTGATCCAGTAGAGTTTAAATATGATGGAAAACAAAGTATCGGTAAAATAAAAAGCATTTATAATAACGGAGAAACTGTAAATGTTAGTTGGGATAACAAAAGTACAGCATTTTATTATAAATGTGTAAAAAAGATAGCTTAAAAGAGGTAATTGATATGAGATATCTTAAAACAAATAATTTAAACTGGGGAAAGTTATGCAAAGGTGAAATACAAGTGAAACAATTAGAAATTAATATAAATGATGTAGATAAAGGTATAGAACAAAAAGATAAACTTATTCAAAGAAAAATTAATATTAAGGAGTGATACTTATGGAAGAAAAGGTTAAGAAGGAATTAGCTTTATATAGATCAAGAGAAATAGAAATTGAAGATATGAAACTTAAAATAGAAGAACTTAAAATTGGAGGGCAGATAGGTGCAAGTGGATTTGAAGAAAGAGTTCAGACTTCTATGAATTGTAAAAATAATGATTACGTTATGAATCAGATTCAAAATTTAGAGGATAAAATCAAATTAAATGAAATAGCTAATAAGAGAATTGACAATGCTTTAAGACGATTAGATGGTGATGAAAAAACAATAATCATAAAAGTATTTATAGATAAAAAAAGTATTTCAAGAGCTGCACAAGAATTATTTAAAAGTAGAAAAAGTGTTAAAAAGACAATTGAGAACTCATTTGAAAAAATAAAATTAGCATAAAAAGGAACAGCAAAGGTAGCAACTAGGGTAGCAGTTAGGGTAGCAACGAAAGTACCTAGTAAGTATCAGTTTTAAATAGTAAAATGTAATTAGTCAAAGAAGCACTTAGAAATATTCTATGTGCTTCTTTTGTATTTTAAATTAAAGGGGGTTTAGAAATATGGAAAAGAAAATTAAGCTAAACATTAAGTTTAAAGGAAATGAAATAGTATGTGCTAAATCTCCTTTACACTGCAAAGATTGTTTAGATAATAATACATGTGAAGAAATAGTAATGCATTATTATCCATTTGATAAAAGAGAAGTAGAAGAATGTTTCAAAAATGATGAAAGACATAGGTGAGATTATGGAAAGAGTAAAATCCAATAGTAGTCCACCAAGAAAGAGAAGAAAGAAAAAACAGCCAGCTAATCCAATTAAGCAAGTAGATCAAGTATATGATATTCAAGATTATTTAAGAGCTAAGAGTAATAGAAATTATATGCTATTTATTTTAGGCATTGCAACTGGATATAGAGCTGGAGATTTGATAAAACTTAAAGTAAGAAATATTAAAGAATCTCTTGATAGTGGCTATTTTACAATTATGGAAGGAAAGAAACTTAACTCTAGGAATATTAGAGAAAAGAATAGAAAACCTCGAAAAGTTGTGATAGTAAAAAATCTTAAAAAGAAGTTAGAAGAGTATATAAGAGATTTAAATGATTATGACTATATGTTTCCAAGTAGAAAAGGTGGATACATAGAAGTAAAGAGAGTTTCTCAAATACTTAAGGAAGCTGGAGATTATTTTAATATTGAAAAAATAAGTGCACATAGTAGAATGAACATGATTTATTAGCAATAAAAGAAATGTTAGGTCATAGTTCAACAGAAGAAACTAAAGCTTATCTTGGTTTAGATAGAGAAGTGTTTGATAATTATTCAGAAACTTTGAACGATCTAATCCATTAAGCTTTTTATTTTTTTACTAAGTGAATGTCTTATTTTTTGGGGAGTTCACATTGAAGAGAAATAAAAAATAAATCTTCTATTATATGCGCTTTAAAAAGTCAATGTCTTATTCCCTAAGAAAATGTCACATTCAAAAAATATATTTTAATAGGCTTTATGCTAGATATACCAGTGGCTAAGAATACATTTGTAATGTTAATAAAAAATATAAAAAAATTATACGACTTTTAAAGTTGGGAAATATAGCGATTATTGAGCCTTAGTAAAAAGTAAAAGGCTCAATGTTGGAGGTGCAGAATGAAGTCGGTTGACGAGACAATAAGGGATAACTTAAAGTTAATAGAATCAATGGCTGAGAGTGATTCTACTGATAAAGAAATTGCAGAAAAATTAGACATAAGTTACTCGAGTTTTAAGAGACATAAGAGCCAAAATAGTGAGTTAAAAGAGCTAATGGCTCAATGTAAAGATAAAAAGAATGAACAGGTAGAACAATCACTATTTAAATGTTGCAATGGGTATATATACTATGAAGAAGTTGCAACTAAAGTTAAAGAAGAAGTTCTTGATGAAAAGACCAATATAATATTGGTTAAAGAAGATGTAAAGGTAGTTAAGGTTAAGAAATATAAAGCCCCAGACTTAGCTTCTCAAAAGTATTGGTTGAACAATAAGAAGAAGGCAACATGGCAAGAAGACCCTAGTAAAGTTCTTAATGATAAGAAGCTTACTAAGTTAAAAGAAAAGGAAATGAATATGAAGTGTGAGTGATAAAGGAGTTACAACATGGATAGTAGAGAGTTAACACAATGGATTAATAAGCTTATACAATAT